TCCAATCTTTACCATCACGACCTCCACGCAAAGAATACGAGCAGGGCCATCCAGCAAAGGATAAACACCTTGAGCCAAGTCGGTATTTCGCTGCACACCTCGTTCATCATACTGTCCTTATGAGCAGCACAGTGTCATTGACATCCCTCGTGTCAGTCTCGAAGATGTCGCAGAGTTTCTGGAGAGTGTCCTTGGATGACTTGAGCTTGTTTGTAATAACACCATTAGACCACAAGCGTTGGCCAACGAGGATGCAACCCTGGCTGTCGTCCTTGGTGTTTCCAGCGTGAATTCTCAATCCACGCTCCGGAGGGTAGTTGCCTTGGTCATACCAGAGAGGCAACTTTCTACCGAACTTCGGGCTGTTGCAGTACAGGATGTAGTAGTTCCCCTCGTTCGCAAGGAACTGGGCGTTTTCAAGCGTATCACAGAAGTACACGCCGTTGATGTAGAGCCTGCCGAATACAGCTCCGGCCTTGTGTTCATAAGTCCGTTCCCTTTCGAGGAGCAGAACCCTGATGTCGTTGGATGGTCTCATTTTAACCTACCTTTATGAAGTTGTCAATTTCTGTCACTGGAATGTTGTACTTGATGCACTCCGGCAACAGGAACTCTTGGAACAGCTCGTAACTGTTGAAGCCGCACACTTCGCATTTCTCGATGCGTACGGTGTCCTTGTTCTTGAGCTGGTTGCTACGCTCGTCCAGTTCGCCGAGTCTGGCTTTCATTACTTCCTCGACCTTTTCCAAGTCTTCAAGGGTGAACAGCGTGATGTTGTCACGGCTTGCGGAGAAGTTGAGCGATTCAAACCAGTTCTGAATTGTCTGGCTCGCATAGTTGTACTGCTCCGGCTTTGCTTCCGGTGCGAGACGGATGAGGTCGATGCTTGTACCAGCGTCGGTCTTGCGGCAGAACCCCTTGAAGTTCAGGCTTGGATTGAACAAGGCACGAAGTATCGGGTTCTTGAGGGAGCCGAGGATTACGGACTGCGGCCTAATCGGGATGCTGTAAGTCCTGTTGTCCTTTTGGATGAAGTCGAGCAGGGAGTGGGCCATTTCGTTCTGCACGAGGAGTGCTTCGCCGTTGTAGATGTTGCCGAACAGCAAGTTGAGGTAGTCCTGATTCTTCGTAAAGCGGTTCATCATCAAGTGCAGCAAGTTCGAGCAGTGGAAGTTCTGGATTCTACGCTTGATACCACTGTCGTCGAAGTAGATGTACTTGTTGGAACTGATTACGAAGTTCTGGTAAGTTTCGGCCACGATGGGGTCTACTCCTTTTCCCTCATACTGGAAGTTGTCACGACCAGTCATCGACTTGATGAGAGCCTGCAACTGCTTGGCAGTGTCAGAATCTTCGTATTCACTGATACTGACCAGACGCTTTCCCATCAAACTGATTGTGAAGCGGAGCTGCTGTGTCGAGAACGCAGTGAACGAGTCGCCAAACATCCGGTGGAGCAAGCCGATGAACTTGGACTTGCCGTTACCGCCAGCATCGAAGTCGTTGAGGTAAAGGACATATCCAGTTGCGGAGTTCGGGACTCTCACAAGGAAATGCACCAAGTTGTACAACGCTTCCCAGTCCCTAGCAGTGCCACCACTTACGAGGAACATAAGGAACATAGCCCTGCGAAGCGATTTCTCGTTCACCAGTTCCGGATTCACTTGCGTCATCTGGGAGCATACATTTCTGTACATCTGCCCGTCACGAGTGAAAAAGCCGTGCGGCTCGTCCTTGGCAAAGCTGGAGATAATCTTGATACGCCGCAAGTTCGGGGCCATCTTCAAGAACACTCCATCATACGGCCCATCGTACGGCTGCTTGCGGAGTTCCTTGAGACCGTCAAACTGCTGTTCGGCACCGTTCGGAGCGATACGGGTGATGTTGAGCCTTGCAGCGATGATGTCGTCGTCAGCCTTGAGGCCCTCAAGTGGCATCGCATCGGCGGAACAGTTGCGGAGCTTCGGGATAAGCCTGAAATCCCCGTCACGGTTGCGGTAAATATTTTGAGTGATGAAGTCAATCTGCTCCTCGTCGAAGTAGAGCGGCGTGAGTGCTTCCGCATCCTTGCCACGGAACGCTTCGAGAACCTCTTGGTCGCTCGGCTGCATCTCACGGTAAGCCTGCAAGACTTCACGCTGGTTTGCGTTCTTGCACACTGCAATCATCGCATCCACCACAGCCTTGTAGTTCTCGCTCGGCTTCATCTTGTCGAAATCGACCTGCTTGAGAACATAAGTCTGTGACTTCTTCGGGAACATATTGAGAATGTCTAGGACTTTCTTGAGTCGCACGGTAAATCCTCCGTCCACGGATAAAGCATCTTACTGATGTCAGCTAGACTCTTCGGAGTCTTGATACCCTTGGCCCTGCGAGTCTTCGTGTCACCGAGGAAAGTGCGGATGTGGTCTTTGCGACCCCACAGCCAGAAGTTTTCGTCAAGGTCACGCTGGTACTGGGTGTAGTCAATCTTGTCCTTGAACTTCTCCAAGTCCTTGATGTCGAAAGCATACACGCCATAGCGGCTCTTGATGCTCCCGTTCTTCGTGTCCATCAAGTCATTGGAGAACTGCACAGTTCCGGCCTCCGGTACATCACGGGTCGTCCAGAGGAAGTAATAGTTCTTGTGTTCAAACGGCTGCCCATTGAAAGCAGCGTAGCGGTTGTTCGAAGCCTTGTGCCACTTGTAGATAAAGTCAGTCCAGTCATACTTGCTCCAGTCAAGTTTCAGTTCCGGTTCGAGCAAGTTGTTGAAAAGTTCATAGACGACTGCCTTTTCGTGGTTCTTGTTGATGGCATCGGAGTAGTCGAGACCACGACCATCGAGGAGCTTGCCATCCTTGTCGTACACTCCGTAGTTGTTCACATCACGGAAGTAGCTGCGTTCGATGACTTCCTCTTCAAAGAGCATTTCGTACTTCTTCAACATCTGGTCGCACTTGATGCGGAGTGCCTTTGCGTTTTCCTCGCCACGGACAAACACGGAGTCAGTGTTGATTTCGATGACATCATCCCAGTTCGGGCAGGCAAGTGCGAGTTCCAAGATGCAGAGCTGGCAGATGTAGCACATCGCTTCACCGGCGGCAGGGTCGTATGCAACAGACGCACCGCTGCGGATTCTGAAACCGCCACTCAATGCGTTCAGCACGAGAATCTTGTAGCCCAAGTCGAGGTCTGGCTTGTATTCGGGAGTGCCTTTCATGTGCTTGATGGCGAAACGCTTTTCCATCATTTCGTGCCAACGCTGGAGGGCCATCGGAGTCTTGAGCAGGAGCCAGTGCCAGATGCCACGGGGATATTGGGAGGCCACATCGAAGCAGAAAAGCTTGCCGTGTTCGCCCTTGACGATGTAGTGGCAGCCACCCTTTCCGAGCTGTACACCTTTGTAAACGCACTTGGCGGCCAGTTCTTTCTTTTCCTTTTCGGTGACAGCCGGAGTCTTGGCCAAGAGCCTAATCATATCCTTGACTTCTTCCGGTACATCGAACTCATTTAGGTCGAACAAGTCGAGAGGGTTGTTTGTCTTAGGAGGAATCGGGGCAGTTGTCTGGTAGATGATACCGGCAGCTACTGCCTGTGCAGTACGGTCGAACTTGAACGGGAGATTGCTCGGCCATTCGTGTTCGAGGATTGCCTTACGGGCAGGAAGCGTGTGGTACTTGGTCTTCTGTTCACCGCTCCCGAAACGCCAGAACACCATCGAAGTAGCCCAAACATCGTGAAAGCAGTAGTCGATAATTTCCTGCTTCATTTCATCAGTGAGGTGCTGGTTTGGATTGTAGGGGAGTTCCTTGATTGGGAGGTTAAGGTACATTTCCCACTGCTTCAAGGATTTTCCAAGTAGGCAGTTGTTCAACAAGTCGAAATGCTTTGCATCCCAAGCCGAACAGTGGTAGAAGTTTCGGGTGAGAGGGTTACGGTTGTCGTCGTAACCGATAAGTGCGTCGCCGTCCTCGTGGACGTAGTGACAGTTGGTCATACCCATCTTGCGAATGTCTGACTTCATCTTGGCCAGCACGGGCAAGTCGAATCGCATACTGTTGTAGCCGATGATGTAGTCAGCGTCAGCGAAGTACGAGTTGATGTCGGTCATATCAGGCTGAAAGATATTGCCTGACTTGTCCGAGCGTACGCAGATTCTTGAGAGTTCTGCGTGTGTAACTGAATCGTAAGTAATTCCGCAGAAGCAGAAAAGCTCATCGAAAGTTTCAATATCGAAAAATGCAAATTTCACTGCACTCTCCCAGTTAAGTGTTTATTGGTCTGCCGTGATGTTTTCACGCTAAATTAATATTGCATTTTTCGGGTCTATTTCTCTACATTCATCGTAAAATATTCATCGTAAAATATCCATCGTAAACACACGTAAAAGCCCCTATTTTGCTAGGGGCTATCTAATCTAGGGGAGAAAATAAACGGGTTATTTGCCCATCTTCTGTTAATCTATTGGGCCAAAATTTCTACATCATAAATTTGCAATTTGTGCAAGGCAGACGTTCCCACTTCGGCTAGGATGGAGTTTCCGCTACCGACATTCCTCCACTCCACGACCTTGTTGTTCTCGCCTGCTTGGCCAAGCTTGCGGTAATGGGGCTGGCTGAATGTCAGTCCTCGGTTGGTCGAGAGTGCGATGTAGATTTCGATATTGCAGTTAGCGTCCTTGTTGGCCTGCTCCAAGAAGTCGTCGGCATAGCGGCCAGTGTCCATCGTGATTGCGATGCGTCTGAATATAACACGCTTCTGGAACTGGGTGAAGCCGTCCCTGATGTAGCGGTGGATTCGCTTGCCGTTGCTTGTCAGTCTGATGTTCTCGTCAAACTCAAGGATGTCGCCGTGTATGCTTGCGGCAAGTTCCCCATAGATGGAGCAGGCGACGGGATTGGGTTCCTCACGTGGAGGCTTCCAGCTAGACCAGCGTCCATCCCTGAACAGGAAGCCGGAGCTTTCGCTTTGGCGTACGAACAGGTAGTTTTCGTGACGCTGCGTGATGATTTGCAAGTCGAGCGGTGTCCCAAGCCTCCGTTCAATTTCCGGAGTGCTAATCTTCGCAAATCCGTCAGTGAACATTCCAATCCCCTCGTGGCCACAAGCGTCCTTGCAAATTATGAACAAAGTATCTTGGATGATGAGTGGGGAACGGCCACCTATGTGAATGACTTGCGTGGTGTTACTTTGTATAGGACTGTCCTCTTGACCAGTACGACCCCACACCTCGATGGAGTGAGTGTTGATAAAGTAAAGCTGTCCCTTGAAACTTGCGATGTCCACAAGCTTGTCTGCACTGTTAGTCGAGGAGTACCAAGAGTTCCACAACGGGAAGCCGCTTTCCTGATAGGTCGGGCACTTGTCCACTGACCTAAAGAAATAGGCAGGGTCTGTTCGGCTAATCCATACAGTGTTCCGTTCGCTGCTACGCATCACAAGTTTGTTGTCGAACCAGCATACGCTTGCAGCATAGGAAATACCGTCAGCGTCCTCATCGTAGGAGTCCGGATGGATGTTCTTGAACTTGTCAAACACATTCGGGTACACAATGCCGTCACGGGGAGTTCCGGTATTGGCACCGGGCACTGACATTCCGGGAAGCACTTGCATATTCACGATGAAAGGGTCTCTCGTGATGTCGCCGCTCGGGTTGGAAGTCGTGTTCCACATATAGATGTACTGGCCGTCGCACATAAATACGACAGTCGGCTTGATTCCGGACTCGCAGAAAGTAATCTTGCCGTCGCTCAAGGTCTGGAAGATGTGGAAAGCGTCGCCGTACCAGCACTGCATCTTCACCGGTGCAGTGTAGTCGGTCTTGTCAGTGTTGAGCTTCGACACCCACAAAGAGCGGCCAGAGACGATGTAGATGTTATCTTCCGAATCCTTGAAGCACCCACGGAACTTTCCCTGCACTGGGTCGCCAAGCAGGAACTTAACCTTGTCGCCAACACGGTCGAGGCAAGTATCGCCCATAGGGAGCATATTCATATACTCGCTGACAGCGAGGCCGTCGTGGTATTCCACGATACCGTTGAACTTACCCATAGAAACCTCCGCTGTAACCTCTAGGGCCTACTCGGAATCCGCCGCCGTTACGGAGAGTGTCGCCGATGAGTCTGGGGACATCCGCCTTATGCTCCACGGTGGTCTTGTTCTTCAAGAGCGACTGGTAGTAGATGCCGGTGTTCTTGTCCAAGTTGTCTGCCCCGTTGATGTCGTAGAAGTGGGCCAGCCTAGCCGCAAGTCTGGAGACGATGTACGGCCTGAACTTCTCCGGTGCGATGAGTTCGCCCTGCCACGGGTGAGGTTCCTCGTAGGAGTTCACAATCTGGATTGGCACCGGA